CCTTCTGATCACCGCCAAGGTCAAGGTCTCTGAGCCAGTTGCAGAAGGGGTCAATCCACGTATGTTCCCGCGCCTTCACCATCGACATCGGCAGCACCAGCATCGGCAGCGGTGGTGGCGGCGTATGTGGCTTGCACGGCTTTGGCTTGAACTGTTCGGCACCTTCTACGTCAATGCCATACTTCCTGCCCAACCACCTCAGCGCATCTGGGTATGAGTACCTGGTTCCTGAGTAATTCATCAGGAAGTCAACGGGTCCTCCCTTCGCGCCGCAGCTGAAGCAGGTGTAGACGTTCTTGGTAGGATATACTGAGAAGTTGCCAAGGTGGCGGTCCTCGTGGAACGGGCACAGGCACTGGTAGCGTGAGCCTTTCTTCTTCAATGGCAGGAACTCACTTACCACATCGACTATGCCAGCAGCATCCTTGATGCGCTGGGCGGTCAGTTCGTCAATCATATTGGTGGATGTTTGATTAGTTGTTTTTTTCGGTGTGGCGCGCCCATCCGCGCCGGCATGCACTGGGAGCGAAAACAATGTACTATGCGCGTGTGCACGCGCGTCGCCCGCGTGGAACGGTAACCCTCCACACCCCTATATATCTTATATAGATATATAAGGGGGTGTGGGGGTACTGGGCTATGCGGAGGTTGTTGTTAGTTTTGTTCGTTAAAATGGAGCTTCTTCATTGCTGTTGTTCGGCTCGAACGGAATACTTTCAACGCGATCGTCAGGTAGTTCTTTTTTCAGACCTTTATAGTGGTATTTCTTTTTCTCATCTTTATAGATGATTCCAGATTCAAGGGCTGTATTGAATAGCCCTGCTATCTTTCGATTGCTTGTTACTCCCTTTGTTCTCAGGAATCGTTCGAGGTCGGTGTATGTTGTTCCGTATTGTGTCCAGTTGTATTGTTTGAAGTAGGTGTCAGCCTCTTCGTTTTCTCTGCGTTTTCTCTCATCTTCTGGGTCTTCTATCATCTCTCCCAGCTCAACAGGCTGTCCCCAGCCTCCGGCATTGGTAATGTATTGGAAATCCCAATCGGCTACGTCTCTGCCTCTCGCCTTCACTTGCTTCACCTGGAAGTAGATGTCGGGGCGGTCAATTCGTCGGTCGGTCGGCTTCAGATCTCCCTGCTTTATCTTCTTCACGGTGAAGATTTCCGCCACCTTTCGTTGTGCGATACTTCCGAGCGTTCCAACCAACTTGTCAACAAGCGGGTTTTCGTGCAACACGCTCCACAGGCTCGCATCATAATGCGTGGCAGCCATCATGCACTCCCTGACGATCGGCTGGCACTCCACTTGGTCGTTATAGTCCTTCACGATGTCGAGCAATCCGTCAAGGAAGATGTCGGTAGGCTGTACTATGTAGATTGCCTTCAATATCTTCCTCCATCTATCCTTCGCATCTTCTGTGTCACGGAGACGTAGGATGACGAACTGCTCCTGCGGCTTTGTATAGTCGAGTCCTGCCAACGAGCATACGCGGTTCTTCACAGCAATGGTGTCGTCCTTTCCCTGCTCTGTGTCGATGTATAATACAATCGGCTTCGGGCGTTCTTCCAACACATATTCGGTATTCCCAAACTTCCCGCATAGGATGGCCGCCATCAGCTGACTCATCAGTCCCGTCTTGCCGTTTCCTGGCTTGCCCGTGATGATGTGCAATTCCCCCACATTGGCGAATGGCACTCCCAATCTGGACAGCGTATATCTCGGCGGTCTATACGGCTCCTCAAAGTCGAGGAAGTCATCGTCGATGTCTATGCCGAACCACTTCTCCCCTTGTAAGAACTCGGGTATCTCCGTCAGCTGCGGTGGTTGACTGTTGTTGTTATTCTCTTCATTCATAGTTCGTCTTTCTTTTTGCCCCACAGATTCCTCAGAAATTGGAGCCGTCCATTCCTAATACATGCCTCTCTCCTGTATTGCTTATTTTTCCGTATTCCGTAAAACCATGCCCAAAACTTCACCTCCTGTTCAGAAAGCATGAACTCCTCCGCCACATCTGCCGTCTCAGTGAACGGGTAGATAGCCATCATCGTGGCGAACAGATGCAACCGCTCTTCCATGTAGTCATACCGACGCGTTGAACCGTCCCATCCAAGCAGCTTCTTGAACTTGGGCATATATAGCGGCAGTCTCATCTCATTGATTATGGTTATAGGACCCCTCTGCGTTAGTGGCTTGGGAACACGCATTGTCATGTATAGTTTTTACTACACTTTGCGATTTGCGATTGAATTTCAATCGCATAATCGCAAATCCAAAATGGCCGCATTAGTCCTTTTGTCACGCTGGTGCTCGGCTCCTCTCGCGTTTCTTGTCCGCGTTCATCAGCTTGGCTCCCATAGGCTGCTGACTACGATGCCTGTCGGCTTGCGCTACTTCCCAGTTAAGATAGACCTGTAGTTAGTCGTCAACAGCTTGCGCCGCCTGGTACCCTTCTTTATAACGTCCTGGGGGTTGCGTCCGGCCTCCTTCTTCGGTGGTGGCTTTCCCGTTTTGTGGGAGTGTGTGGAATCGAACCGCAGCTCAGGCCAAATCTTACGATGCTGGTTGCTCCTTTTACCAGTCTTTCACTCCCTGCCAGCCTTTCGGCTTCCATCAAATTTCAACTTCTTTTTGGCATATATTCAACTAAAATGGCAAATCGTCGTTCGCTTCCGTACTCGCAGGTTCTGCCTGTGCTTTTTCCTCCTTCACAGGCTCTTCCTGCTTCTCAGGTTCTGCCCCCGATGGCTTCGCTCTGTGGATATGCTCGATACCGTCATACCTCACGTCATTGAACACCCTTCCGTTATACTCCCGCGCCTCAATGTGGTATCTCACTTTCACCTCCTCGCCTTCCTTCAGGTCAGCATCCTTGATGCGCTCAGCACCGAACACGTTGAACAGAATCTTGCTTTGAGTCGTCTGGTTCGGCCAATAATGGTATTCCATCACAAAGTCCTGACTTACCCACTGCTCTCCCGTTCGTTGACTCACGCCATCGCGTGGCTCAAACACTTTCTTTACAATTCCAATTACTTCCATATCTTATCCCTTTTTGTTGGTTTTCTTTTCCTCCGCCATCTCTTTCCTCTTGGCTATCATGCTGACAACCTTCTCTTCTCTCAGCTGGTCAAGCTGCATCTCTGCCATAAGCTGCGCCGACGCATCCTTAGCCAGCTCCTTGTACTCGTTGATGCTCTTGTTCAGCGATGCCCTCGCCATCACCTTCGATTTTGCTGGCATGCCGCTGATGAGCGGCTCTACGAGAGGCCTGTCGCCAAGGTGAGCATGTCCCTGCCATTGAATTGCTTTCCCGTTTACCCAGGTGCATTCCCTAATCTCTATTCTTACCGATGTTGTCTCTTTCTTCATCTTAGTTATATGTTAGTTTGCTAATTTCCCCGTCAATAATCATCCGCTGTATTCGGTTTCGCGGGTACGACCATTTCCCTTCGTGCAGAACTCCGTCACGATCTACCACCGTCCTCGTCCGTGGCAGCAGGTGCCCGTAGTCTTTCAGCCACTGCTCATTGAACATGCTGAACTGCTCGCTCAGCTGCCTGCTCGACAGCCACACTTCATTCGTCGTCAGCATCGCATCCTCGATGGCACGCTTCATCACCGTCGTCATCGACGTGCGCAGCAGCTTCATATCTTCCTTACTCAGCCTTTCCATCCTTGTGAGCATTATGTCTCTTGTTCACATACCAAGCAAGCCAGATGATGCCAAGCAGGTACGCAATACCAATGAAGTTAAACACCGTAATGCCTCCATCCTTGCCCTCAGTGAAAATCAAAAGACATGGTGACAATATAATCATCATGACGAACATTGCTGCTGCTGCCAACAGCCAGTTGCAAATCTTAGTAATAGTCTTTCCTTCCATACCTTATATTTTATTTAGTTGTTAATACTCTGTTTAAAAAATCTCCAGAACCTCACGGCGGTGGAGGTGGTGCTTTCGTGAGCCTCGCGGCGGACTACTTGCATAGTTTGTTACATTAACCTTAAATAATACCAATCATAAAATGTAAGTTTTGATAAAAATTGGTTGAAAAATCTTACGTTCATTCACTTTATCATATCCGAATTACGCCTAATCCAAATAAAATCCTTAACTTTGCAACGGTTGAAAATCGCATCGATGAAGGATTTCGGTGCAAAGATATAAAAATATTTCTGAAACACGTCAAGATATTTCGTGATTTTTTTGCGATTTATCGTTATTTTTAACATTTGAAGACGTGAATTATTTAGTTAGTTACTGATTTAGTATGTAAGAAATTAAAATGTAAGTAAAAATGGAGAAAAAAGTGTATGAACGTATTCAGACTCTTTTACGTAAGAAGAGAATCTCAGCGAATGAACTGGCCAAAACAATAGGAATCAGTTCGACAAACGTATATGGTTACCTGAACGGCAGTTCTAAGGCACCGATGTCGTTCGTTGTGTCAGTTCTTGAATCCTTCCCCGACGTATCAGCAGAATGGCTCCTCCGCGGAGAAGGCGAAATGCTCCTCCCACCCAAAAAATCCACATACCTCGAAATGGCGGAAAAACTCCACGCCCCATTGCTCGCATCAGAAGAAAATCATTGGACGTATGACGACCTCATGACAGCCATCCATGACATTCGCCATGATCAGGAAGAGCAGCGCAATCAAATCCAACAGTTAGCACAAATCATTCAACAATCATAAACATGGAACTTCTAATGATACTATTCGCCGCCGGCGTAGCATTCCTTATAATCTTCATCAGCTACATAAGCACAAAAAAGGTAAAGTATAGACCTGTGCCAAAATCGCAAGCGCAGATCGAAGCAGAAGAAAAGCATCTCGCAGAAATAAAACGGCAGACAGGCCTTGCCGTTCTTCTGGGTCAGTCCAAGTTCGTAGGCGATGACGCAACCTATAACGCTGTCATCGACAACAAATACGAAGGAGAAATCCCAGAGAAGCAATACGACGGCTCCTGGACGTCACCATACCAACAGCTCCTCCCACTCCCAATCGCAGGAATCAACTACCGCAGCGGTGTAAAGAACTGCACACGTCCATCAAAGGCGCGACTTGTGCCAGACCCAAAGAACGAATACGACCCAGACGCCATCAAGGTCATCCACGAATCAGGCACACATGTCGGATATGTCCCAGCCGACAGAACCGAAGACATCCGCCACCTCATCCCATGCTATGCCATCTGCGACATCACCGAGGAAGAAGATGAACTCGACCCACATCGCCACTACTTCCGTGGCTGGATATACATTAACACGCAGCCCCAATAATTAACACTCAACCACTGTTTTACCCCAGTTTTACCTTTCGGGAACAAAAACAGCCCCACACATACCCATACGCCACCCTCCAAGACCCCAAGCGGGTCACTAATAAAGACAAGAAAAACGGCAATACAGGCACTTGTAGAGGCAATTTTAAAGGGAAAAGGTGAAGAAGAGGTAAAACAGATAAAGGGGGTTTAGAGGGTATTCTGCGGCATTTTGTTTTACCAATGTTTTACCAAGACCCTTTGAGGTAAAACATTAAATTTTAACATTTCATGATTTCTGTCTCTATAATCCACGATTTTAAGAAAAAAGCGACTAAATTGCACGCCGCTTTGGTTTATGTGCGTGTCATCGACGACCGCAAAGTCTCCTACATCTCAACAGGCGTTTCCCTTAAAAAAAACGAATGGTTGCAAAGTCGAGTTTGCAATCGGCCCGATTCTGTTGAATTGCAAGAAAAAATTTTATTCGTTGAAAAACGGGTGAATGAGTACATAAATCTGTCGATTTCTCGTGGTGTCCATCCTTCTGTTGCCGACATAAAAAACTATGTATGGGCTAAGCGAGACGAAGCTGCCGCCGATGCTCCGTTGCTCGAATGGATCAGCGAGCAGGTTCCGCTGCTTGACCTTCGTGAATCGACACGAAAAAAATACGTGTATTTCCGTGATGCTCTGGAACGATTCGATAAGATTAAACGCTGGGAAGACCTGACGAGTGAGAACCTCTACATGTTCGATGCCTGGCTTCATTCTCTCCATAACAGGAAGGAGGCTGCATTCGGCAATCAGCGTCTCAGTGATGCTGGCGTGTATAATTATCATAAGTGCTTCAAGTCGCTGCTCAATCGTGCGGTGAAGTTCGGCAAGATTGACATGAATCCTTACGACCGTCTGAAGGGCGCGTTCAAGAAGGGCGCAAACAGCAACATCGAATATCTTGATGATGACGAGATGTCTGCAATCATGAACCTTCGCCCTGTTCAGGGTTCTCAACTTGACATCGCTCGCGACTTGTTCATCTTCCAGGCGTTCACTGGTCTTGCTTATGCTGACGCTCAGGCATTCAACGCGCACGCGTATAAGAATATTGGTGGAAAGTGGGTGTTCAGCGGTAAACGAGTAAAGACCGGCGTTGCCTTCACCGGACAACTGTTGCCGCCGGTGGTTGAGATTCTTGAGAAGTATGGCTGGGAGGTTCCTAAGATGGAGAACTCGACCTATAACAGGCATTTGAAGGGCATTGCGCTTGCTGCCGGTATAGATCGCCGGTTGCACAGCCACATGGCGCGTCACACCTTCGCCACCTGGGCATTGAATAATGGTGTGAGCATCGAGAACGTCGGTCAGATGCTTGGGCAGAAGAGTGTCATCACCACGCAGCTCTACGCTAAGGTGCTGGCGAAGTCCGTACACGACGACTTTGATAAACTATCAAAAAAAATAAAATCCAAATGAAAAAGACAATGATTCTATTGGCAAGCCTTATGCTGCTTGCTTGTTCGTCGCATGACGATGAGTTCGTAAACGAAAACGAAAGCAAGGACGTAGCATTCATTCTTCGTGGTGATTTCTCTTTCGACATCACTCCTTTCACTCGATCGCTGGAGGCGGACGGCTATGCGATGACGGACGTGTGGGTACTCGACTATGTGGACGGAGAGTTGAAACAACAAGTGCATCAGACTTCGAGTGACGCCAATTTCGGAAGTCCTTCTATCTCGCTTGGCTATGGTTTACACCATCTCTATTTCGTCACCAGCCGTGGCACATCACCTGTTCTTGATACTGATGCTTCCACGCTATCATTCTCACGCGTATCTGATACATTCTGGAAGGATTATGAACTGACCGTCACAAGTTCGACATTCTCCACTATCAGCGTCGAACTTGACCGCATTGTGACCAAGCTGCGCATCACCATCACGGACGCTGTTCCTGATGATGCTGCCACCTTTAATATCACGCCACATACATGGTATTACGGTTTCAACTACAAGACAGGTGCGCCAATCGCAGCAACTACAGACGCGACTTCAACAATTAACATTCCGTCTTCTTCGCTTGGTCAGCAGAATGTGGTGATGAGTATGTTTTCGTTCTCACCTGCAAGCGACTGGCATACGAACGTAACACTTGACAGCAAGACATCTGCCAGCGTGGTCATTGGCAACGCATCCGTTGCCAATGTCCCTTTTGCACGTAATCGCATCACCAATGTCACAGGCGACCTATATTCTCGCGTCAGTACGACCGGCATGACGCTCAACACCGACTGGCTTGATTCATATACTGCTGAATGGTAAAAAAAGGTGGCGGTTATCCGTCACCTTCTTCATTTGCTTCATTGATTGACCTGATAAGTTCCTGCATTTCCTTTGCATATTCTTCGTCGATGTCATGCGTCTCTGGTCTGTCCCACGGGAATGGCAGTAAGTCCTTCGGGCTGTCGATATTCGACTTACGCATCCCTTCCGTCCCGATCTGCACCTCCATTAGCCTGTACGTTTGCCATCTCGTAGCACTCCACATCTGCCGGCATCTCCTATCATATCCCCTCTTGATCAGCAGGATGTCGCAGTAGTCTAATTCATACAGGTATTCAAGTCTTCCGATGCCGATTTCGCCCACAAACTCTGAATAGCGTTCGTGAGCCGTTATGCGTTTTTTACTTCTTCCGCACTTTCCGACTCTTTCTTAATCGTCTCCTCAACGACCTCTGGAATTGCATACCATTCCTGCCTCAGTTCTACGATTGATGTAATCAGGTCATTTCTTTCAAACGGAGTTGCGCTGTAAAGAATATACTCTGCCGTCAGCGGCATCTCTTCGCCTTTCCAAGTGTATGCCGCGATGATACCTGCAATCGCCAGAGTAACGAAATCGCCAAGTATTGCCTTGGCAGGTGCCACTACGACTGTCTTGCCGTTTTCGTCCTTTCCAAACTCAGGGACGAACACATTGATGCTTTTGCCGGACATACTCTCAAAACCATTTTCGGTTGCTGCACAGTATATCATGCTCACATCCTTACCGTCAATCTTAATCTTCTTTTCTTTCATAGTTCTTTTGTTATTATGCCGCGCCGCCTCATAACTAATTATGGCAAAATCAAGCATCATGACGGCGCGGCGGTTAATTATGTTGCACTACCAGAAATCAGCGGACCATATCCGTTAATGGTTCCCGAATAAGTTGCTTGCTGATCCACGGTGCCGGTCGCCTGGATGTTGGTCAATTTGCCATTGCCAGAGCAAATTACGGTTCCCATCGTTCTGTTGTTCGCACCTGATGCCATAGCAATCTTCCAGTTGATGACCGTATCAGTTACGTTCGACAACATGTCGGCAAATGTCTTTGCGGCAGAATCAGACCCTGCTGCAATCAGAGCCGAAAAGTTGATGTCGTAAGTGCGTCCTGTTACTTCGTATTCATCCCATACGGCACCACTTGCATCTGTGGTATCCTTGGTCGTACTGTTCTCAGTAGAAGTTGATCCGTGAAGGCTGAGATCAGTTGACATCGCAATAACGCTGTTAGTCGGTGCCTGTGTTGTTCCACCGACAATGAAAAGTCTTATATGCTGTCCTTTGTCCATATCCTTTTCTCCTATGCTTTAAGTTATGAAAGTGCCCCAGTCCCTTGATATTGACGGGACAAAGTGATTGGCGTTCTGTTGTTTGCGGTCAGTGTAAAATCCACCAACCTTGCATTTCCTGAACGTGCAAATGCTGCGTTCGCAGCGTTGCGGTTCATTGTGCCTGCTGTTGTTGCCGTCTGGTCCCAGCCGCAAGGAACTGGTTCATCACTGAGGAATTGGTCAATAATCCCCTGAAGCTCAGATGCCGTAGCCTGATAACTGTCAACCTGTACCTGCCAACCACGGGAAACCATCTGCTCTTGCTGGAACGATCCTTCAGAGTCCTTTGTTTTAGAACTCTCCATGTTACCGCTGATGCTTACCTGGCAGCTTGATGCTTCATGCACAGCAGTAGCAGAGGCGTGTGACTCCCCTGGTCCTGGAGAAACGAACACGCGGAAATTCTGTCCTTTAATTTTTGTTAGTGACATTTTTTTTAATTTTAATTATTGATTGTAATTGTTTGAGTGTAAGAGAAGTCTTCTGGGTGATACTGCACCATAGTGCGAGTCCACCTTGTTCCTTCTGGTAGAGAGGAAATCAGGCCATCAGCCTGCTTGTAGAGGTCATCACGGGCTTTTGCTGTAAGCGTTACCGTGCCATTGGCGAGAAGTTCGTCAGATAATGACTTTTTTGTGTTTTTTTCTTCAAGCATGTTTTTGTTATTTAGTTAGAAAATACTTCCTTACATTAAACTTGCCGTCCTTGTCTGTCAACGAATCAATAGCAAGAGCGTATATTGCCATCACGAGTTTGTCAGTAGGCACGTCACGTAATGGAATGCCCCACAACTTTTCAGCAAGTGTATTGGCGTGATCGCTGTGCTTTGCATTCATCTCTACCCAGAGAGCATTTGCCCCTCATATCCGGCGGTGGGCTTTCACCTCCACCGCCGGTTCCGGAACTATGGTCCGAAAAGAAGAGCGAGAGTGCAAGAGCGTTAGAAGCTCAGCTCGTACAGTGCGAATGCCTGAGGCTTGCCGCTGTTGTTTCCGTTGATTTTCGATGAGAGCTCGGTCATCGAGATCTCAGTCGAGAATACAGAAACAACCTTGTTAGCTTTAGCCACCTGAGCACTGTTAGCGTCTGTCACAAGTGTCATCTCACCATGCTGTTGCAATGAGAGGTACTCCCACAAGCCGATGCCCATGAAGTGCTTCTTGTAGCCGTTAGCGTCGGTATCGTCAACATACTCGTTGGTATCAACGGTCTTGTTGATGTGTCCGCTGGTCGTGTATGGCATACCTGCCAACAGACCGCCTTCGATGATGTAGCCAGGAACACCTGCGCTCTTCAAGGTTGCCTTCAGCTTAGCCTCTGTGTACTTGTCAATCGTGATGACAGGAGTACCATCGAAGCCGGCACCGGCAAATTCTGCTGCGGCAATCAGAATCTTCTCGAAGGGGTTGCTGCTCAGATCGAGAGAACCTGGGGTAACGAGTGAGAACGGACCCTTGTTGCCGTTCCAGTCAGCGTGGCTGTACACCTTCTTGGCAAAGTACACCGAGAGGGCCTTGCGAATCTTGAAGATGAGGTATGCGTACAGGTCAAAAGCAGCGAAGGCAATAGCCTTGCGGCTTACACCGATAGCGAGAGATACGCGATGGCTTACAGCCTTCACGTTATCGAAGTTGATAGCCTGCTCGTTCACAACCTGGATTTCTCCCACTTCCTCCATCTCAACATCGTTGATGTTGATAGGCCATACCTCGTCACCTGTCACACCAGTCAGAACAGTAACACCCGGTGGTAAGCCGAGGCCTTCCAGCTGAGTGTCCATTACCTCGTTGATCTTCAGCGTAACGGCACCGCTCTCCTTGATACTGCTGCCGTCAGGAGTGGTCTTTGGAACGAATGTCAGAGTAACGTCATCACGCTTATTGGCGATCAGACCCTTGTAGTACTCACGAAGCTGGGCCGACTTGTCCTCGCTTTCTTGGATCTTTGCGAGTTCTGCGTCGGTAGCCAAGCCGCGCAACTGTGCACCGATGATAGAGTCTTCTCTCATCAGTGACTCAAACTTCTCCTGCTCCTCAGGAGTGAGGGCACGCTTTCCTTCCTCACGTGCTTTGGCGGTGTCCTCAATCTGACTGAGTTCACCAAGAATCGCCAGATGGCGAAGTTGCAATTCCTTTTTGTTCATCTGCAAACGATTAAAGGGTTAAAAAATAAAGTTTTCAATGTCTGTCTCTTGCTTCAGTCTGCGCAAGCGACGCTGACGCATGTCGGCCATCTCCTGCTCGCGCATCTTTGTTTTCTCAAATTCTTCGGCTTTGGCCTTTGCCTCGGCTTCTTCACGGGCTTTGCGCTCTTCTTCGGCCTTGGCTGCTGCTTCGGCTTCGGCTGCTTCACGCTTTTTCGTCTCCTCAACCTCACGCAGGTGGTTTTCTACCTCGATTTGCAAGTCAATAGCCTTGTCGATTACCTCACCCAGTTCGCGGGTGGCGACACTGGTCTGCTCGTAGGCAGGATGGGTCACAATGGCCACATCATACAGCCCCGTGATGCGCTTCACATGGCGAAGCCACACCTCCTTGCCGTTGTGGGTCTCGGCCGTACGCTCATAACTCACACCGTTCTCGCTGTCCTGGTAGTCGTCCTGAAATGCGAACGACATACCGCTGATGTCACCACGGCGCATCAACTCAAGCGCAGCATCTGCGTTGCTGGTGCGGGCAATGTCACAACGGCAGCCAATGTTGTTGGCTCTCAGCTCCAGTTCCAACGTACCTTTTCCGTTCCTGCAACGGCCAAGCACGTCAGGCACTAAAGATGAGTGGTTCAGGTTCAGGATCACGTCACTACGCTGCAACAGTTCCTGAGTGATACATCCAGGCTCCAGCACCTCGTACACCTCGCGAGTCTCGCTCCACGGTGTGAGGTTCACCGACCTCACGCCAAAGACGATGGGCGTTCCTTCGATCATGCGGCTTTCAGCCTGTCCTTCCTGCGGTTCGCGCACCTGCAAGCCGCAGTCCTCAATAGAGATAAATCGTGTCTGTTTCATATCTTATAAAAAAGTTTTCTTCACTTATCCGGCATATTGCCGTTCTGGGTTTACTGCGCGACGCACGCGCTGCTTTCTCACTTTGTGGATTTCGCGCTCCAGGGCGTCGATTTCCTCTTTGGTCGGATTTGGTGTCATATTCCTATTGTTTCTGTTCTTGTGGTATCCCTTGTTCCTGATTGCCCTTGGCTATCAGCGCATCCAACGTCATCAGGTTGGCACTCGCCATCGGGGTGCTTCCGTTTTCTATCGCCGGCATATCCCACTCTTTCCTCAGCTCGTTGATGGTTGCAGTGCCGCTCTCCAGTCGCATCTTCGCAATCTCGGCACGGCCCTTTGAGTCGAACATCATCAACGGCAATTCACACAAATGGATTCTGGCCTTGCCAAAGTCCTCCTCGGTCAGCAGCTTGCGGTTCATCTCATCCTCGATCAACCTACGCTTCGGCTGGATGCAATTCATCAGGAAGTCCAGTCGGTCGGCCTCAGGCGTCTTATACGACGAGTTGCTGCCATCCATCGCCAACGTGCGAGGTGTCGCCATCATCCTGCATATCTCAGCCACACCGAACTGTCGTTGGTCGAACAGTTGCATGTCGGCGGCACTCATACTGATGCTCTGCAACTTCTCCAGACCGCGCAAGGCTATCACGTCATTATCGCGCCACTTCTGCTGCACCTCCCTGGCGTAGTCATCCATCGTCCCCTTATTAAACATGCCGAACGCAAGGGTCCCTTGGCCGCCCTGAGGTTTCTCCTCGCTGATCACCAGCTTCACCCTTCCACCCTTCGCGGCTGTCTCAAGCGCATTCTGGTCGAGCGTCTTGCTCAGCGTCAGCATATCACGCGCATACTGCAAGGTCGAGATACCCATATACCCGCCTTGCGCCCTGAAGGTGTTGGCTATGTGGATCACGTCGCCGCTCTCCACCCATTTCGTCTGCTGCCCGGCAATGCCGTTCCATGTCAGCAGATAGTGGTCGGTCAGAGGGTCATAATTGCCACACACCGACAGCCACAGCCTTTCAGGCACTCCGTACACATCTCTCTCCACATAGATGAAGGCGTTCCCTCTTGCAACGGTCTCAATCTCCACCTGCCTCCACAACTCGAACGCCGACATCAGCGGGTTCGGTGACACCTGCATAATGTAGTTGAGATGACGCCACGGGCGGCGGTTGTTCTCCACGTAGTTACCGCCGGCAGCGTTCAGCACCTGATACATCGGCGTCAGCTGAGCCATCGTATTCGCACGCAGCTCCACACATCGGTAGTACGTCGCAATCCTCAGTGCGCGCTCTTGGTCGCTCACGTAGGCGATGTTCTCTGCATACGAACCGCTCATGTTCCCGTCACTCTTCTGCTTCGCATAGTCAGAGTTAGGGTCTGTCGTCGGTGGTACGCCTTGCATCGCGTCACGCTTCCTTAGCCAGTTGATATTTGCTCCGAATAATTCCATACTATCAGCCTTTTCTTTCCGCGCGCTTTGCTGTTCTGGGTTTACCCGTCGCGGAAGGCTTGCCAACCTCTATCACATCCCACCTGTTCACCTTCATCGTGTTAACCGACTTGCGCACATCGCCAGTATCCTTTGCTTTCAGCATGTAGCCGTCATGGGCAGTCAGCCTATACTGTCTGCCGTCTTGGGTTATTGCATCAACATGTTCCATAATATTCTCTTTTTTTGTTATTGTTAAGCCAAAAACTGATGAGCGTTGTTCACTCATTGGTTCAGCCATGTTTTTATCCCATAATGCGCGGTGCTTGTGCAACCACTCACCACTTTTGTCTTTTCTCCTCCATGATCCGTTGCCAAGGTGCTCAATTCTTCTGTCGATGGCAGCGCGTCCAAGTCTTGCACCATCCTTGTTTTTGATGTCTTCAAGGAATGACGCACCTGTGTCATACCAGTCTTTGCCGACGCCAAGGGCAAACGACCGTGATGGATCATGGTAACGGATTCCCAGCCGCCTGCATTCAGGCGAGTTAATAAAGCAAAGGAATGGCAGAAGTCGTGGGATTGCACCTGGATTACCCCATGCGTTATCCTCTTGGCCAACGGCTGTGTAGTTCTCATTCCACAGGTCGTCAATAGGCTGCTTCAGTAGGATGTCTGAATCCATCAAGATAAACGGACCTATATTCTGAACCAACCAGTCAACGCTCATCATGTGCTTGACACTGCCAAAGTTACACCCGTCCCATCCTCCACGTTTGGCATTCCTCTTCGGCCACAATGCCAATGCAGCGTCAAAGTCAATCAGTTGACCGCTTGTGTTGTCATAGACATCAACACCGGCCATCTTGTCTTTCCACGGTTCTTTGTCCGAGTTGTCCAGTATCACAATGTGATACTTCTCACCGCCATGCTTTCTGATGCTGAGTATCTCAGCCCTCGTCAGTTCAGGAGTGTTATAGTGGACAATGGCAACGGTAATCACGTCTTTGCGTGGTCTCTTCCACGGGTTGTCTACTTTGGGAGACACCTCCACCATCTTGTATCTGGCAGCATTCGGGAATCTCCAGTCCATCCATGCAGAGTGAATACGTTCACCCAACTGCCCTCCCACTCTCCGCTCATAAGGAAGGTTGAATGTTTCAAGGTGATAGGCCTCAGGCATGCTCATCACCCTTGCGTCAATGTCGCCTCCAATCCGTCGCAGATATTCCTCAACGACATCCCACATCACATCAAACAGCTCGCGGAAATCCACCGTCCGCATAATGCTCATTGTACTGGGGTGCATCCAACGACTATCAAGCGAACGATTCCATGCCTTGGCAAAATCAGGATAACGCTCATTGATAATCTGTGTACAGATGTCAAGGTCTTCCACATTTCCCCATGTATTATATTGCTTCCGCATCGGCATGGTCAGGTCAATAGGCTGTGTTGTTATGGCACCATGCTTCTCTATAAGCACGTCTACCTCCGGCACATCATCCATAAACTCCATGTACTTCCTATAGTGGCAGAATCCGATATACTCTGGCAATGACTTTCTCGCCAGTACACGCCGCATGTGCAACATCTCAGAGTAAAACGGCCCGGGCACTCTCATCGTCTTGCCATCAACCGCAACGTCGCAGAAGTCGCCATTGTCGCGCACATCCAAAACCTCATACACCTTGTTTGTCACCACCGGCTTAAACTGGGTGTGGGTGCATACAATTATCTTAACATCTTTCTTCATTTCTTCATTTTTCGTCACCGTGCCGCGAACTTTAGTGCGTGGGAATCATTCGTCATAACTTACGTTTGCGTCAGTCTCACAGTTATACGTCAGCGTGTGGCTGTAGGCAGGTTTCCACGGGTCATACTCCACCGTATCCCCCTGTGGATTCATGCCATTGCTTGGTAGCAGCCCGTAATTATCGTCCGAAGGCTGCAAGGCATCGAAATAGGTGGTTATAGCAGTCTTCACATTATCCTCAAGACTTGCCAGCTGATCAATGTCAGCCGCCACCATCAGCACATGCACCTGCTCCTGGTCGTTATCACCAACCCATCGCTGGTCCTTATGCTCCACCTGATTATTCGGACCTGAATAACCAACGACAACATACGGCAGATCCACGTTCTCATACTCCTCGTCGCTCCCAGGAACAGCAACAGGATAGATACGGTCATCCGTCATGTCCGTCACATCACTGCTCGCACCCAGAGCATCTATAAACAACTTGATCGTCAGTAATCCCATATCCTTTCACTTTTCACTTTTCACTCTTCAGTAACCACTCCCCTCCCTCGCAGGGAGGGGCATGGGTGTGGGTCTTTTCTTTTATCTCCTCATTATCTCCCTATTATCTCCCTCTTCACATTATACATTATACATTATACATTATACATTATACATTATACATTATACATTATACATTATACATTATACTTTTCCTTCTTCACTTCACCTCCACCGCCTTCATCTGAATGATATTATCCCGCATATCACGATGAAACTCCGTCACCATATACATCACCCCGTCATATCTCAGGTAGCAGTTTCTGTTAGCCATCTCGTTCCATCGCATCCTTACCAGCACATAGTCAGTTCCGTCAAGTGCCGACTCCCGCATCGCCTTGATACCACGGTTGAACGTCACCTGCGCCCATACACACCCAAGCGACTCATAAGTAGCGGCACCCGAGTTCTTCCCTATTTTCCCCGTAGTCTGAACGCGCATCAATATCTCAACACGATCATTCAGCATACCCGACGAATATCCCATATCACCATTATACATTATACATTATACATTCACTTCACCGTCTCAGGTTTACTATCCACTACCATCGACCTTAAGGTCATTAATGTCCTTATCGGGTTTCTTCCTAAAAATTTAATTTCTCTGGATAACCAGTTGTAAAGTCATACCCCTCTACATCCTCTACACTTGTTAGAGCCTCAATAGCTGCCTTATGAGCTGCTGTCCTGTCATAACAAGCACTTGCATAGACCTCTATTGCATAGAGCAACTGGAATGCATTGCTTATAGGTATTTCAAAACTCATAGTGCCAAACCACAATGTAGTGTTCTCCTTCCCTGCTGCTTGTTCTGCTAACAATCTAAGATGTAATCCATCTCTTGTAGCCTTATCAAGCCACATTGGAACATTATAATAGGTAAACTCATTCACATTGCTGCTTTGGTCATATTCCTCCAAATCGCCAATCTTTTCTGCTTTGGCTCTACTTAACAACTGCTCAGGTGTAGGTGCAGGAGGTGTTGGCTCTACATACTCTGTGAACCCCCATCCAGTCAGTTGTTCAACTGTTGGAACTCCTGCAAAGACTCCGTTAGGAATCCTTCTGGTCATTGATTGACCTTCATTGTACCACTCTTTTGTGGCCTCATTATAATATCTTTTCATATCTATTTGTTTTTATACGTTTTGACATGTTTTTATGAATTAACATTGTATATACTCCAATTGCCTGGTATACCATTTACACCTCTTCCCCAAGTCGATTCAAACATACTACTGTTTTTATAGAACGTACCGCTTGACGCAACACCATATACCCAACTGGTAGTACAATTATTTGCAGATATATCTGTTGCGAGGCATTTAATGTAATTCAACTTAGTACAATTCCTGAACATTCCTGTATAACAATTTGTTACTAATGTTCTTGCAGGTAATTCAGGAGCTGTTGTAAGACTTGTGCAACCATTGAACATATAAAAATAACAACCCATTGCTAATGTAGTGGCAGGTAATTCAGGTGTAGATGTTAAACTACCACAACCGTTGAACATACGATTGTAACAACCGTCTGCCAATGTAGTAGCGGGAAGAGTAAGTTTTGATGCATCAGTTATTGGCAAGCTGGCGAATAGTTTAAAGCCGAAACTAACATAGCCAACTAAAGATGTTTTGTTAGCAAAATTATCACCAAACAATAATGACATGATATTCCCGCTGACTTCAAATGACCCTGAGGCAGTATCTTGTGCAAAACGTCCTATACTATCTTCATATTCTACGTCATAACCCACAACGCAATTTCCCTTGAACATAATACTGTTACCTGTTGTAATAAGAGGCGTATAAGTGGAGTCTTGCAACTGAACCCATGTGTTCCCATCATCAACGGAGTACTGCAACGTGTTTAGTATAACACTGTAGTCCTCCTTAGAAACTGCCGATTTAAACATCACCTGAAAATCGGTAATTGCAGTAAAGGTCAGGTAATTCCCATCTCCATTCACTCTGCCTCCACCAAAAACTCTTCTTCTATTTACTATCTGTCCCATAATATCATTCAATATTACCTATACCTATATCACGAATAGCAACTGACCAATGATTGAAAATAAAATCTTCTTCTTGTTTAATAGTTTGCGCCAAAAACATGCAGTTGATTTCATACATTTTGTGGTGTTCAAGAGAGATGTCAGTTGGCATATAAACTGCACAAATGTTATCTTGAGTACCATGAATGGTTATGCTTGGATTGGAGCTACTGAAAAATGACATTATCACAAAGGACTGAACCTTGGTAGTATCAGTGATAGTAGGTAAGGTGACATCTAATGTAGATGCCGCCACCATATACAATGTGTTGATAGCAGGGGAAAGTGTTGAGATAAGTTCAGTTATCTGCACAATACTCATCTTATCTTCCTTACCGCTGACATCTCCTGCTGGCACTTGCCAAGTTCCATCCTCCCTCAAGAACTTAGTTGTTCCTGCTGTTGAAGGAGTATCTGGCACAAGCCCACTTGCATGACCACTGCCACTTGCCCCCATCACACTATAAGTAGGGATAGTAGGCTTACTACTTAGGTCATTATAACTACCACTTGTAGCAACGGTAGCAAGACCTGATACATTGCTTGCAGAAAGTTTGTTGGATGAGTCTATCACTGCCTGTTTTGCAGCCAATTTGTCATCCAAATCATCCCCATTCGGCCACCGCACCGCATTGGGCGTAGTCACAGGAGCATACTTATTCCCCTGTGCATCTTCTAAATATTTTGTTGTTAAATTTACTGTTGGCATAATATTCTATTTTAATTGTTATATTTTTCATCTCAGCTTTCAGCAGTCTGTACTGTCCATCCACTCGGAATGCCGCTTGTGCTCGACGGCCACGATGATGCTGATGCTTTTACAAAAGTACCAGAGCTTGCCACACCATTCAGCCAGCTTGTAGTGCTTGAACTTGTATTGATGCCACTTGTGGCAAGACACTTGACATAATTGAGAGAACCACACCCGTCAAACAGATGATAGTAGGCATAAGTGGCTATATTGCTTGCCAAGAGGTCAGGAGCAGTCTTCAGACTCGTACATCCTTGGAACATTCTACTATAACAGCCGTTCCTTGTAGTTGATGGAAGAACAAGGCCAGAGGCATCCGTCAGATAAGTGTTGTTATAGAACAAGTATCTGAACATATTGTCTGCTCCATAGGTGCTATATTCTTTGTAGCCATCGGCATCAAGAATGCTTGTCAGATACCCGCTAACCTTAAAGTTTGCTGTTGCGGTGAAGTAGTTATAATAGCTACTTGAACCAATACTTGTGTTGTCGGCCTTGAACTCAATCTTATCACCATTGACCACTGATATTGTAGCACCAGATGTCGTTGAAGTGATATTATTCCAAGAACCGCCATTCTTGCGATATTGGATAGTTCTTGTATTTGATGAATTGCTTGCTTTCCATCCTACCGAACCATTTCCGAGAATATCGAAAGTCAAATACTCTTCAACAGCAGCTGTGTTAAGCAATGCACTACCACTTAAATTAAGTAAACTCGCCATAACTTAGATAATATATTGTTCCAACACCAATTACTCTCACCTCACAACTCTTACTTGCACCCACCGCAAACCCCGATGGTTTCTTGATAGTAGCACCTGTAGAAGTTGCCCAGGTCACATTCACACTGCTTCCTGTGGTCATCAATATATCCCACACATGAGCGAGGTTATCACTTGGCACTTGCAAGGTGATTGTGGCAGTCCCTACATTGCCACTAACTACTGTCACAACATCAGGATTAACTGATATACTTGCCCCTGCTGCAACTGTCTCTGCCATTATTCCATCGGCAGGGATTACTCCCTCACCGTTATCATTGCTAAAGTAAGTAACATTTGCAGGTAAGGAACCACCGTACTCCACCTTCTCCCATGTAGCCGTGTTACCACTTACGTCTTTCAATTGGTAGAAGTCATAGCCTCCTGTAACCGCTACCCTACACATCTGCCCCACCACGAACGATACCGTCTGGCTACCGCTTGGTAGGTCTGACCTTGTGTAACTTGTGGTAGAGGATGTAGGTGCTGCTTGCAAGGTAGGTACATACCCTGCGCCTATTCCTTCATCTAACTGTGTTCTTGTATATCTACTATCATATATTGCCATTAGCTTTCCTCCTGTACATTAAGTATATAACCATCTGCTGTTTGAACATAGTAACCGTCTGCTGTTTTGAAGTTATATGGACAAGCACTCTGCGTGATTGTTACCGTTCTCACTACCTGCGGGCTACCCAATGTAGTCTTGACGGTAATCGTCATACTCCGTGCCGTTGGTAAGTCGTTGGCATCGGATGTCACCGCAATAGTTCCGTTGCCACTACCTCCATAGGTGAGATAGACATTGCCCGCTCCTGTGCTCCACGCTTTCGTTAAAGTTGCCATATCGTTTCAATTTTTAAAAGATGCCACCCACCCAAAAGCAGATGGGTGACAAACCTTATTATTCAACAGTCCAGTTAGTGTTAGAAGTAACGGTAAAGTTTGCACTCGTAGATGCATCCCAAGGAAGGTCTACCGATGCAGGACTTACACTCAATGTAGCATCTCCTGCTGCCAATGTAATAGTACAAGTATTAGTGTGACCTGCGTCGTCCGTTACGACCACTTGACAGGTCTTGGCTTCAACTCCCGTGTTAGCAGGGATTGTAAAGGCAATAGACCAATTATATTCCTGTGTTGCGCCTGGGTCGCCCGTAATCGCTGCTCCGTTATTTACCGTAATTCCTGCTGCGGTATAAGATGACGGGAGCGTCAAACCGATGTTGTCCGTACCAAGTGAAAACGTCAACTCCGATGAGTTACTTGTTCCACTCAATGTAAGGGTCTGACCCTCCTTTGCCGCTGCTGCCGACGAACTTGCAAACGAGGCAAATTCTGGCTTACCTACTTGATTTACTGTTCGCTCTACGTCACTCACGCCGACAGCCTTGAATGTGAGTGTCGTCGTTCTTGCGTTACGACCTGTGTTGTTACTATTGGCGGAAACACTCACTGTGTCGTTTCCACTACCTGCCACCTTCGATGGCGTTAACCAACTTGCATGTGCCATTCTTATTCTCTTTTAATGATTAAACAATTCTTCGTCACTGTCTTCGTATCTTTTACATTGCCGCTTGCGGCCTCACTCCACATTCCAGTTCGTGTTCGAGATCACATCATAGTCAATGCCCATCTCCATCGTGATCCACTGCACGTCTTCAGGTCTTACCCTCAGATATACCGTTCCGTCAAGGCTACATACCAGCGAGCAAGCCGCACTCTTGATGCCACTCACCTTCACTGCCGTAGCCGCAGCGATTCCTCCCGCACCGCCAGCCCTGCCGCACTCTGCGCTCAAGATACCACCGACGCGCCATGCCCTTCCCGACAGACATCCTATCGCACTCATGGTCTTACAGGTATTTTAGTCGGAATTCTCACCATATCGACCCTGAAGCCGCTCTCCACGTCATTGTCAGGAATCTGCACCTTCAGCAGACACCAGTACCAACCAGTCCCTATCTCCTTCGTATCAACGATAGCAAGATAGTTGTCGGCATCAACTTTCGACATATCCGACTTCTTCACATTCAGCGTCTTCGTTCCGACATTCGTCGAATAGAAATCACACTCGAAGTCCACATCCTCAAGATGCAATCCGCCGCTCAGCACCGCCGTCACGTTTATTTTCAGCACTGTCCCAAAAACGGGAGCCATGTCATCTATCTTTCTGCAACTCATATCTATAACTTCATATAAGGTTTCACCAAAAGGTCAAAGGTGTAGGGCACCACACTCACGTTCGTCGGAGACAAAGGACTCCTGTACTGATAACTCACGTCAACCAGCAACAAGGCCGCCTGCATCAACGGAGCAGGGACACCGCCATACTGTTCCACAACATCGTCATACGACATACCCACATAGTTCAGCAACGTCTCCTCTGCGGCATCACCGTACAACTCCAGCAATCCGTCCTCACAGTCGCAGCAGATCCTACTGTGGGCCTTGATGTATTCCAAATCCAAAAATTTCATATTCTAACCATTACCTTACAATAAACCCACGATTCTTCGTCGTGGGTTTACCATTCTCTCTCCTCCCCCCTTACCTCCCTATTATCTCCACATTATCTCCCTATTACCTCCATCTTCACTTTTCGTTTTTATATCCCTATTACCTCCCTATTATCTCCCTCTTCACTTTTTGTTTTTATCTCCCTATTACCTCCTTATTATCTCCTTCCCATCCCCTCGGGGAGGTCAGGAGGGGGCTACATCTTCCTCCACTTAAACGAACTGTTCAGGGTCGTGTTCATATAGTCATTATAGAAGAAAGCCAAGTCACCTACTGCCAATGCCGTTCCCTCAATAGTACCTGCGGTTGTCACGACAAAAGCATACCCTCTATGAATATATCCTGTGCCATAGCTGCTACCGGAATAGATTACAGCTGTGAGATTTGTCACTGCACTTGGGTTGCTGAAGGTCAGGGTGTTATGGTTCAGGTATTCTGAGTAAGACGACAGTGGACCTCCTTGCGTAAACGACACCACCTTGTTTGCACTGGCATTGAGCTCGCCGACAATAATCAAAGAACCAGCAGGACTGACCACTTGCGAATCCACATACCCCTTACTTGCAACTCTACTATCATCTGTTGAATCATTACCAAGATATACATCTGCAAGACCGCCTGACAGGTTTCTGCCAATAAAGACTCCTTCTCCTCCAGACCTGTTACCGATTTCAACAAAATCCGTACCCAAAATAGATACACCAGCATCGGTATCTGTTCTGTCTGTCGCAATGCTGATATTGGAACCGACATTTGTGTAGCCAAGAGCGGCTACACTGGATGGAATGTCACTAAGAGTAGCAATACCATTATCCCCTGAGCCTTGACCATTGAAGGATATAGTCGGACGACTCGCAGATGACAGGCGCGTCTCACCATGTCCTTTCAACTCAAGGATTTGGGCTGACGCATCTGTTGAGATGGTGACAGTTGTGCCTGAACTTGGCGTGGTCTTTGTGATGCTTACGTCGTTAAACTTGGCGGCTGTCACTTTCGCAGGGAAAGTGGCATTCTGACTTGAATCATACGAATATAAATGACCAGTCTTTGCCATTGTTGAAGGCGTTGTCCAACCGACACCTCCAAATCCCATTATTTTGAATATGCGTAAACCTTCATGCGAAGTACTGCCACCATTTGATTTGAAGATAAATCTTAACCTCCCATATTGTGAACTTGCCGTGTTACCATAAGTAGTTATACCATTACAGTTGATAACATTGTAACCGCTCCAACCACTGATAGGAGCGTCATTTACATGATTCACATAAGTAGTTGGTGTGCTTTGTAATGCCTTTTGAATAGTAACAGAACAATTATTACTTCCGTTTGTACTTACAAAAAATACGAATTTATTCAAAGTGGTATAGATACCAGCAGCACCTGTGTCTATAGTAACTCTTAATTGATATTTATCGCCATTTGCTGTTGCCTTATGTGACGAATCAGCCTTTCCAATATAAAAATTACCGCCATTACTAAACAAAGAAACCTTTTCATCATTGGTTGAACCATAATCATCCCAAGTAGCACCTTTGTCCCTTGAATACTCAATTGTTATTCCAGCAGCCTTAGTAAACATCATTCTGTTTGCGCCGAGTTCATCAACCATGGCTGCATCAACACAACCAAAATCTCCTGAGAAATTTTTACCACCCCACCTTAAATTGGCTTCATAAGGTTTGACTTCATCTGATATGTTATCCAACTTTGTCTTGTCAGCAGCACTCATAAGTCCATTAGCACTGGTCGTCGCAACACTGTTCATGGCAAATCCACGGTTGTTCACCCAGTACTGCGTCGCGAGTTCGCTCACACCCCACTTCACAGAGCTGCCGGTCAGTTGTATAGTGGCTCCTGCCTTACCAAGCGACACATTTCCCGTGTTGATATTCACGTTTCCATCGCTGTCCTTCACAACGGCGGTGTCCTCCAACGTCTGTACCCTCGCCGCAAGATTGTTTGCAGATGTCTGTGAATAAGGCACATAACCAAGAGCCGTATTGATGTCCGTCGAGTTCAGTGCCTTGAACAGATTAGCAAGGCTCCTTCTTACATACGTGTTATTCACGGGATTCGCATCATTCCCTCCTGCGTATTGTGCCACGATATAATCATTTCTCGCAGCAGCGGCAGTGCTGGCACTGAGGCCTGTAATGGCAGCACTCAGGTCAAGGCCTATCGTCACAATATCAACGTCGTTGGTGCTGAGCTCTATGCCGCCACTGCCTTCCAGCTCAAACGTGTCGGTCTTGCTCTGGGCGTCAAGCGTATCGCTGCCCACTGCGATATGACTGAACGCATTCTGATTAGCCTCGCCAGTCGCAGCGATCGTCACCTTGTCATTCGTTGCATCAGCCGTCAGCGTGATGTTATTACCTGCCACCAACTCCAACGTGTCCGTCTTTGAGTCCGCAGCTATGGTCGTACTGCCCACCTTCACGTTCGAGAACGCATTCTGATTCACTTCAGCACCGCTTGCGATGCCGTTCAGTTTCGTCTTGTCACTTGCACTCATCAGTCCTGCCGCACTCGCCGTCGCATTGCTGTAGGTCGTATTTTCCCAAGGAACATTCACAGACAGATAGCCCGACTTGTCGGGCGTTACGGCATACTGCCTGCCCTGAGTGTTCGTTACGGCATTCGAGTCATAGGTCGCCTTCGTCGTTGACTTCATACTGCCATTCCCGAGATAACCCGCCTGCGAATGGTCGCCCCAGCCGTAGGCAGTCACGCCCTTCGTCACATCGGCGGTCTTCGGTATCGAATAGCCGCTCGCAAAGGTCAACGCCAGCGTGCCGGTCGTCGTAATCGGACTGCCGCTCACCGACAGACCAGTCGGAACGGTCATCGCAACACTCGTCACACCGCTGCTCTTCACGAATCCCTGGCTGTTTACCCAGTACTGCGTTGCAACCTCGCTGCTTCCCCACAGCACGGAGCTTCCCGTCAGTTGAATCGTTGCACCTGACTTACCGAGCGTCACGTTTCCAGTCGTAATCGCAACATTCCCGCTGCTGTCTTTCACCACAGCAGTATCTTCCAACGTCTGTACCCTCGCAGCAAGATTGTTGGCGGATGCCTGAGAGTAGGGAACATACCCCAAAGCTGTATTGATGTCCGTCGAGTTCAGTGCCTTGAACAGATTAGCAAGGCTCCTTCTTACATACGTGTTATTCACGGGATTCGCATCATTCCCGCCTGCATATTGTGCCACAATATAATCATTTCTCGCAGCAGCGGCAGTGCTGGCACTGAGGCCCGTAATGGCTGCACTCAGGTCAAGCCCTATCGTCACAATATCAACGTCGTTCGTGCTGAGGGCTATGCCGCCACTGCCTTCCAGCTCAAACGTGTCGGTCTTGTTTTGGGCGGTAATTGTATCTGAACCGACAACAATGTTGCTGAACGCATTCTGATTAGCCTCACCGCTCGCACTGATCGTCACCTTGTCATTCGTTGCATCAGCCGTCAGCGTGATGTTATTACCTGCCACCAACTCCAACGTGTCCGTCTTTGAGTCCGCAGCAATGGTCGTGCTACCCACCTTCACATTCGAGAAGGAGTTCTGGTTCTCCTCCGCATTCGGGTCAATCCCAGAAAGCGTGGACGCCACATCCGCATTGATGTCCTCCTGCGTCCTCGGATTATTGCCCACGTCCAGCATGTTGTAGTCCCACACCTGCTCGGCAGATGTCACAGGAGCCGATGCTGTCGCGCTCACCAACTCGCTTGCTATATTCCGCGTATAATTCCCGTGTCCCATATCTTATTTCTTTTTTTTTCTTTGTCACCGTGCTCGTATCTTCAGCCACGAGTCACTCTCAACTACTCTAACCTCTAACCGCTAACCTCTAACTATACTTCACCACCACCTGGTAACTCCCCGCATACAGCGGTAGCGACCTTCTCACCGTGTATGTCACCCCGCTGATGGTCGTATTCGACAACTGCTCATACCACATCGGCATGTCCGACATATACATATCCACAAACGATGTCCCGACTGGCAGCAGCACATAGATGTAGTTGTTCGCAGCAGCCGTCACGTTGTATGCCACACTTCCGCTTCCGAAGTTTGTCTTCTTGTTTGCATTAACCGCCACTCCGCTTGCACTCGTTCCGGCACCGATATAAGCCACCTGCTGAGCAACAGCAGTCACCGTGATAGAAATAGTCGTCGAGGCAGTCAGTCCACCGTAACTTACACCGATTGAGTCCGCACCGCTTGTACTTGGAGCCGTATATACACCATTCGCCACCCGCCCGCGAGTAGCGAAGAACGTAGCCACGTCATTCACATTCACCTGACGGCCGCTCTGATACACGGCGGTCACGGTTCCTTCCGTCAGCGTCGCAGTCTCACCAGCAGGGACAGACGAGCGACTCACACTACCACCCGTCCACAACAGATTAACAACAGGATCGTCAAACATATCCAGCGCACCCTTCCCTATGAACGTACACCCATACTGCGACAAGTTCCCGTCAGTAGCCGTCACCTTTGCGTTCCGGCACAGCGCAAGCCCCACCACGTAGTCACTGCTGCCAGTGCTCACCTTGATGCTATACTCACTACCCGCCTGCAACAGCGTATTCTTCATCTCAGTCGTCAGTCCGTTCACCGTCACCTTCCACGACTTCTTCCCACCAAGGAACTTTCGCCACACCGCATCCGTCTGCGATGCCAGTTCAAGGTCATCACTCGTCACCTCAATCTCGCACGACCGAGCAAAAGCGAATGCCCTATACGTCCCATCCACCAACCTACTGACTATTATTCCACCACCATGTATTATCGCCATATCACTTCGTCACCGTGCTCGTCGCTTTAGCGGCGAGTTAATTTTTACATTTTTGCATTTTTAAATATTTACATTGCCACTCTGCCCCTCTCTGCGTTTCTTCGCCACCGTGCTCGTGGCTTAAGCCGCCGCTAACCGCTAACCGCTAACCACTAAACTTAACTACCGGCGCGAAGTAACCACCTCCCCACGACCGCTTCTCCTCAGGTAGTTACTCAGTCCCAGCCATATCTGCTCACCGTTCACATAAGGCTGAGCCGTCACGCCCTGTCCGCTTGCGCCTTCCAGTTGTGCGGCAAGATTGCCCACCTGCGCCCTGTTCAAGATTACTTCCCCAGCATTCACTCGCGCCCACTGGTTGTCGCCGCTGTAGGAGTTCCCTTGTATCACACCACCTTCCGCATATCCCGTGGCGGAGTGGATGGCTGCTATGCTGCTAATCATGGTTGCCAATCCTGTAGCGGCAAAGGCTATCCATCCCCATCCTGCGTTGGCGGGGTTCATGGCTGCTTGTTTTGATGCTTCTGCATAGGAGAGTGCCATCGTAGCGATGGCCTGTCCGATGGTGCCCACAATCTTGGCCGCAGGGTCTTCGATTTGGCTCATGGCAGAGCCTACCGACTGGATGGCACTGGCGGCTTCCTTCCAATCCTTGCTCATTTCCTTGGCTTGGCTTTTCACGTCGCCCGTCTTGAAGTTGATGACGATGGCATCCAGCCCTGCGGCCTTGCGGGCCTCGTTGATTTTGTCAAAAAGTCCCTGCCATTGATCGTCACTGATATAGTCGCCTGGGTTGTCCGAGAACACCTTACTCCATAACTCCTGCGGATTGAATTGAGCCACGTCAATGCCGTTCTTGATTGCCTGCTGCATCAGGTTTCCAAGCATCGTCGCATCGGCTATCTGAGATGTCAGACTATTGTATAGCGCACTGCCAAGTTCCGCATTCGCAAGTTCATCCTTCATCCCCTTTACAAATGCCGACATATTGCTGTCTGTGAACTTCACATTCAACAACTGCTCCGAGGATTCGCCACCAACAACAGGGATGACAACACGCTTCGCCTCCATCCCTTCCACCATCGAATCAACAGCACTCACAGCATCAGCGGTATCTGCCTCTATCTTCACCGTCACCGTCTCATCATCAGTCAGAACTTTCGGCATTTCCACGTCACCTGGCTCCACATTAACCTTGATGGTCTCATCGCCAAGTGCTTGCAACTTCTGCTGCAAGGTCTTCAACTCATCACCGCTTACCTCTACCGTATAGACCACCTTCGTGTTCGCACCGTCCAACTTTGACAAATCTGTGGTCGCTTCCGTCACAGCCTTACGAGCAGTTTGGATGTCTTTCAGGTTTCCGCTGGCCTCAGCAGCGGCAAGTTTCTCCTGAGCATCGGCCAGACGCTTCTCGGCTGCTGCCAACGCCTTCGCTGCCTCCTTTGCCTTTGCTTGCTCGTCAGCCGTCGATGCCACCTCGCTGGCCATCTTCTGATAGGCTGCGGCAGCAGCATCGTAGGCATCCTTATACTTCGGATCGGCATAGGTTGCGTATGCCTTTCCGTAGGCACCGAACAACTGCTCCGAGGATTCGCCACCAACAACAGGGATGACAACACGCTTCGCCTCCATCCCTTCCACCATCGAATCAACAGCACTCACAGCATCAGCGGTATCTGCCTCTATCTTCACCGTCACCGTCTCATCATCAGTCAGAACTTTCGGCATTTCCACGTCACCAGGCTCCACATTCACCTTGATGGTCTCATCACCAAGTGCTTGCAACTTCTGCTGCAATGTCTTCAACTCATCACCGCTCACCTCTACCGTATAGACCACCTTCGTGTTCGCACCGTTCAACTTTGACAAATCTGTGGTCGCTTCCGTCACAGCCTTCCGAGCTGTTTGGATGTCTTTTAGGTTTCCGCTTGCCTCCGCAGCAGCCAATTTTTCCTGTGCGTCAGCCAACCGCTTTTCCGCTGCTGCCAACGCCTTCGCTGCCTCCTTTGCCTTTGCCTGCTCGTCAGCCGTCGATGCCACCTCACCGGCCATCTTCTTGTAAGCCTCCGCGGCAGCATCGTATGCGTCTTTGTATTTTGGATCCGCATAGGTTGCGTATGCCTTTCCGTAGGCAGAGAACAGTTGCTCTTGTGCCTGGAGTTCTTTCTTCTTGTATGCAAGCGTGTCATCAAGACCTGCCTCCATGCGCAGACTTGCCTCTGTCATCGTCTGTGCATAAGTCTCTTCTGCACGTTTCACGATGTCAGCGGCTTGTGTCTGTGGTGTCTGTGCTTTGCTGCTTCTGGGTGTCGATGTCGCACCTCCGCGCAACGTTTTCAACTCTGCCTGAGCAGCCTTGATCTGTTTGTTATATTGGTCACGAAGTTCCTGGTTCCCCTTGTTAGCCGCATCGTCACGGAGTTTCTTGAGAGTCTTGATTTCGTTCTCCAGTTCCTTGATGCTCTTCGTCTCTTTGTTGGTATCGTCTTCGAGTTCCTTCAGCGCATTTTGCACCACGTTCGCCTGCTGCCCGAACACAACCATGCCTTCGGTGGCATTTTCAACACCAATCGCTACGCCTCCCCATCCTTTCTCCTGCTCCTGTAAGTCTTTCACAAGATTGAAGCGGTCAGCCGACAGCGGGTTCACCACCTCTCCATAGTTCTGTCGAGGTCTCTGGCCCCCCCCCTGTTGCTTCGCAGGGTCAGGAGCAACAAGGTCAAGCCCTTGCTTGAGCAACATCACGCCCGGCATGCCAGGGATGCTGAATTGCAAAGTCTTGCTACTCATCAACTCAATCAACTGGAACAGAGGATGCTTCTCCAGCTCAGCCTTCAGGTCCATGAACTTCGTCACCAACGAATCCACCTGCCTTACGGTCTCCGCCAATCCGTTCACCAACGGAGTCAGCAGACTGTTCGAGTCATTGATATGTAGGTTCAGACCCTCCCAGGCACTCTCCAACTGCTTCAACGCACCGTTCAGGTTGTTTACGTTCGTCTCTGCCTGCTGCTCAGCGATATTTGTACCCGTAATCGCTTCGGTCATATCACGGGTCTGCTGTGCATTCTCGGCCAGTGTCATGGCTTGTGCTGCGAATCGTTGGTTGACGAGTGCTGCATAGCCGCTGATGTCCAGTTGCTTTGTGCCGAGGTTGGCAAATGCCTCCGTCAGTCCTACCACACTCGGCTTCAAGTCGCTGTCTGCCTGCTTCTCTAACGCAAGGATAATGCTCCTGAGTGCCGTTCCTGCGGTACTTGCATCATAGCCCGCCTTTGCCAGCGTTTCTAAGTTGGCCACCAAGTCTTCATAACTGGCACCGACAGCCTTCGCATACGTTCCGCTCTTTACAACGGCTTCACCCAACCATGCGATGTCTCCGGCACCCTTCTGTGATGCCGCCGCCAAAACGTTCACATAGCGAGCAGCGTTGGCAGAGTCACCGCCCATCTGGTTGATGGATGTCGAAAGTGTCTGCGATGCCGTTGCAAGGTCAATGCCTGCGGCTTCACTCAGCGTAATAGCATATTTTGTCACCTCCTTCAATGCCTCAGCACTGCTGAGCAACTGCGGTTGCTGCGAGCCTATCAGCCTAAAAGCATCTGCCACCTGCGATGCCGTCAGCGTCGTGGTGCTTCCCAGTTCAATCGCATATTCCTTCAGCGTGTCAAGGTCCTTCCCCACCATACCCGTCAGGGCACTCAATCCGCTCATCGACTTTTCAAAGTTCATGGCCGTGCGGATGTTATCACCCACCGTCTTGTAGGCAATACCAATCGACGCAATCGCAGCACCGGCACCCGTTGCCATCCCCGCGCTCAACCCGAACTGCCCCGCAATTCCGCCCATCAACTGATCCATCCCACCGCCTTTCATTTGCGGTGCCTTTATTTCGCCAATCGAGCGGTTAAATTCATCAACCTGCTGCTTGGCTGCCTGGAACTTCTGCTTTAGTGCATCAACGGTTCTCAAATAATCTTGGCCAATACTCTTCTTCTGAGCGTCCGACATCTGATTGTATTGCGCTGTCAGTTGCTCCATCACTCGCTTGTAGTCATTCATTTGCCCCTTCGACGTGTTGGCTGTAGAGTCCATCTTAGCCATCATCTGAACGAACTTTTGAATTTCGCCATTATCTTTGTCGAGAGCTTTTTGGAAGCCTCCCTGCGACTGAGTAAAGTTATTAAGTGCCTGTTGTGCTTTCTTCAAACCGGCATCCCATTGACTCGTACCGACCGCAAGCTCAAGTTTCGATAGTCCCATATCTTATTATTCGTTAAATATCTTTTCAGTAAATTTTTCGACATACCCAACAAGTGTCTGCCCAAGTTGTTGGGCTGCCATTTCCATGTCGCTGCCGACACTGTGCATAAACGAGCGAGGAGATATACTTCCCCTTGCTCCGTATGTAGCCATCGAACCGCGACCTGTAGGCCCTGACGGTTTGGCTGTTCTCACATCCGTTCCGAACTCCAAGAAGCGAAGAATGAAATGCCTATCGGGTCCATAGTATTCGTTAATCTTTTTAGTGCGTGGGCTAACAGTACGTTTTCTCCTGATGCCACTTGCTCCACCCGTAGGTTCAGGAACAACACGCGTTCTACTCGACAGCCTTCCATGTGGTGTTGTAATACCAACATACCCTCTGTTACCAGTCTTTGCCTGATGCCATGTCACACCGCTTGCTGCCGATCCGGCATGTGCCTGCGTTTCCGCTTTCTGTTTTGCTTTTGATCTGACAATAGCAAGCGTCTTCCCAAGTTCAATGCGAACAACGTCAGCAAACCACATATCAAAATCAGACCTCGACCAAGAGCCTTGTTTCACCGCTCCAACCCGCGTCTGCACATTGTCCTTCATCACAAGCCGATTGAGCACTTTGTCAACATGCTTTTCAAGATTGTTCAATCCCGAAAAGTCAGCCATCAACCCTTCAATACGGCGGTTGGTAGCATTAAGCCCCGTAAAACTGCTCAGATATGCCATATCTCTCTTTTTCTTTGTCACCGTGCCACGCACTTCAGTACGTGGCTTTACTTATCCCCAATTTTCCCCCTTTAGGTTTACCACTCCTTAAACTCCTTAAGGCCCTTAATGCCCTTAAGGCCTTTTTAAATTCTTTAATTTTTACATTTTCTAATTTTTAAATTTTTACATTGCCGCACCGCGGCTAAAAAAAACAGCCACCTTCCCAGGCAGCCGTCCCCAAAAACCTATTAACAATTAAACAAAATTATTAACCTTAATAAAACAATACAATGAAAAATCAATTATGAATCAATTTCTACATACTTCACAATATGCTTGTCATCACGCCACTCATGACTGATGCTGATAGGGGAAAACGTCTTTCCGCCTGTCGTAACCAAACACAGAGGGTTCATACTGCGCGCACCGCCAGTGCCGTCAGTTTCCAGCACCAACATGTCGCGTGTACGGGAACCCCATGCAGCCATCCTGTTCACAAGGTGCTGCTCTGGCCTCACGTTATTACCGCCAATCACCACCGTCTGGCAGTACGTGCCGTCAGCATTGATCACGATGCCCCTGCCAAACGAGTTGTTATTGTCCGTGGCAAAGATAAGGTCCACACTCTTCTCGTCCGTGAAGGCTGTATTCCCAGTGACGACATATTTGTTCTCGTCGTTCTCGCTCGCATTGCCGATATTTTCGGCGGTCTTACGGAAGAACTCCAGCTTCAAATCCATCAGATACACCGGGCGTTGGTTCTCAAAACTACCGGCCGGAGGGTTGGGGTCATGGAACTCGTGAATACAGAACTCTATCTCGCCGCCTATCGAACCATCAACTGGTACGGCATACCCGTCATACTGGGGATAAGGATCATACCACATACGAGTGCTCAATATCTTGCCCTGACCTTCTATCTCATCTGTAGTCCCCTGGCCGTCGGCTCCGGTATCTACGGGGAATGTCGAAAAGGTTGTACGCCACACCGTGTGTCGCTCCTGATTGCCATCATAAGTGATATAGGCATACTTGTCACCGATCTTCAGACTGCAATACAGCGTACCATGACCGTTATACGTATCATTGCCTGAGGATGTTTCACGCCCGTAATTATATACATTGCCCGAGATTACCAAGATGCCGTCCTGCAACCAATACGAGTTCTTCGTCTTCATACGCATCAAATAATGAGTGCTGTCAGGGTTTTGGGCAGCACTGTGCTCAAGAGCGGCACCCTGCAACATCGACACGCTATGGGGGGCAGGCTCACTGCCATCGTAATACTGACTCCATATAAACGGAAAACCATTGTAGGCTACATTGCTGCCGTAAATCGTCGTAGTGCCATACTTGAAACTGACAACAACCTCCTCGCAGTTATAGTCCTGTGGATAACCTACAGGACCATCCTTCATGTAGTATTGCTGCCAATATGTACCCCTGCGAGTCACAGCAGCACACCACTCAGGAACCAATATCTTATAGATTTCCGATGCCGGATACTCTATCACAGAAGAAACCTTGTCGATAGATGCGGTCACCTTACTCTTCCGCCAACCTCTCGCGATAATCAGTTCCTGCTCCGTCGATAGATATGAACCAGGGTAGGAACTATAACTCGTAGGGCTGACAGTCACCGCACTATATGACGTACCGATACCAAGATTCTGCAACCCGACATAACCGAACTCACGCCATGACCCATTACCCGTCCTCGAGAAATACACTGTCATGCCACTCACACGGGCAGTCCATCCCCAGAACTTACACACCTCCTCTACCACATCAGCACAACTGTACTTCGACGACAGATGGCCGTCTTCATCCTTATCGGCAAACAGCGACCACGACACCATCTTCTTCAACCATTCATCCACGTCATTACCGCCCTGAAACCGAAGCGTAAGTGGCGAGAAATAACCGCTGATGCCCGAAAACGCATAACTCAATACAAGACCGAAGTTCGCATACTGATAATTCGCATTCGTCGGCTCCATGTCATACGATGCCAACGCTGTCAACATACAGCATACGGGAAACTCACGCTCCTGAATAGAATCAACATAATGCCCCGTGAACGTCTGCGGCTGAATGAACCCAGCCCAGTGAACAGTCGTGATACTGCCACTCGTACTCGTCAACCTCACTGGACGGCTCGTAGCAGTCGCAGGTATCAAGTCACGCCAGTTGAACGCATTCCCGGCAGCATCCTTCCCGTCATCCACAATCCGTATATACCCCGATTGCGTCCGAATGGGAGTGAACACATCCTCCGTGTCATCCTCCTGCGTCACACAAGGCTGAGCACCGCCCTTCAGGTCAATAATACTCCCAGAATAGTTAGCGTCATAGATGTTCACAGAATACACCGTCCCATCCATCGCCTTAAATTGTACCCTATACTTTATTCCCATATTTCGTCACCGTGCTCGCGGCTGAAGCCGTGAGTTCTTTCTTACATTTTTTAATTTTTATTTTTTTTACATTACGCCATGCGGCCTACGCCAGTTCCCCGCTCCCGTTAAACGTACAGCTATACTGCCCCAGGTTCCCCTGAGTACCCGTCACCTTCGCACTCTTACACAGCGCGTAACCTGTCACCTGATCAGCAGGCGAAGCACCCGTCACGTTGATCTTCAACTGATACTCACTACCAACCTGCAACAGCGTGCTACTCAGTTCCATCACCAACCCGCTCACCGTCACCTTCCACGACTTACGACCGGCTCTGTAATTGCGCCACAAACCAGAAGTCGCACTGCTCACCTCGATGTCGTTATTCGTCACTTCAATGTCGCAACTCTTCGCAGCAGCAAAGGCAGTATAGGTATTCCCCACCTTCCTGCTCACCACTATCGCACCTCCATGTATTATTCCCATATCCTACTATCTCCCTTTTATCTCCTTATTATCTCCCTACTATCTCCCCTTTATCTCCCTACTATCTCCCTTTTATCTCCCCTTTATCTCCCTACTATCTCCCTACCATCTCCCCTTTATCTCCCTACTATCTCCCCTTTATCTCCCTATTATCTCCCCACTATCTCCCTACCATCTCCCTATTATCTCCCCACTATCTTCTTCTTCACACTCCGCTCACATACTCCGTCCTCCCAAACTTATTCCGTACCGCCCGCAGCACCTGCCTTCTGTTCTTCGGACCGAAGCTCACGTGCACCCAGTCATAATTATATTCGTTGATGAGTTGGTCGAACGGCAACTTCAGTGACAGGATCAAGTCAAACAACTTCTTGTTATCCTCCCTTTTGTCGCTCAAGGTTCGGATGTCAGCCGCCTGCCCCTTCGTGTGTTGGCTGCTTGTTGCACCGCCCACAGCCCTGTTCAGCAGGTAACACCTATAACCACTTGTCACCACGATCGGCTTCCCGTAAGCCTCACGCAGCGGGTCCAAGATATTATTCACCAGCGCGAACAGGTTCTTCGTCTCCGTCAATCCCGGCGTATTCCTTATCCCCTTCCGCTTCGCCGTAGGACTCGCCGTAAGCTCTTCAATCGTAAAGTACTTCATATCTCTTCATTTTTCCATTTTCTAATTCCCAGATAGGGGGTCGTCCTTAATGTCCTTAAGGCCCTTAGAGACCTTAATGACCTTAAGATTTTTTTTCATTTTTGCATTTCTCCGTTCGTGAACAAGTTCCTCATCCAACTCCACATCGAAATGCCTTTCGCTCTTGTCAACCATAATCCTCTGTAGCATTCGGTATATTCTGCTGTCCTCATCCTCCCTGCACGAACTCTCATTCTCAAGAATAGACCAAGCCTGTTCAAAACAGATGATGCCCGTCACGATATATTCCAGATGCAAGTCCCAAGGCACACACACATACTTCTCGATCAAGAACGCCAAGAGTATCAACACAAACCGCTTCGGCATCGTGCTCGTGATCACCTTGCCAAAGGCAAAACTCGTAAACTTCGCCTCCCTCCTTTTCATCTTGTCCGGGTACTTCGCCTTCACCCGCTTGTCCAGCTGAAACGCTGTCCATGCGTCATACAAGATACACGACATAACCACAATGATCAGAGGGAACACAGGCTCGAACTCTGACCACAGCCATCCTAACACACCGCCCAAGAGCGCAAAAACATACTTACAAAACTGCTCCATCACTATATTTTATATTCTACATTCTCCATTATCCATTGTACATTATTCATTGTACATTATCCATTATCCATTATACATTATACATTGTACATTATTCATTGTACATTATCCATTCATTTCCTCCCTCAGGTTTACCCACAAAAAAAAGAGCCTACCGCCGTAGGCTCGCACGTTGCATAAACATAATAACATGAAAATAAATCCTCTTAAAAACAATAAAAAATGAGTCAAAAACCAAGCATCTCACGACGCATATATCTCCCCGCCTTCCGGCGCGTGACAAAAGGACCATACTCCCATCTCCTATCACCTTATTATCTCCATATTATCTCCATATTATCTCCTCCACTCCCCATAGAGGGGGAGCCGGAGGGGGTCTTTTCTTTTATCTCCTTAGTATCTCCATACTATCTCCCTATTATCTCCTCCACTATACAAAATCCTCCATGCTTATTTCGTTATCCTTCACTTGTTTCGGTGGGTTGAGCCAATGCCACAGCCTCGGAAACGGAAGCAGCACCTTCCATCCCACAATCTTCGTGTAGTTCTGCTCGTATGCCGGTTGTCCAGACGGTTGAACCACCCGCCATTGTGGCAGCTTCACACTCACATGCCCAAGCCGGATGCCCCATATATTCGCATGCGTATTCACGTAACTCACAAAAGTATCACATGCCTCGCCTTCCAACCTGCCTTCATACGTCACCATCACCCACACATCATTACATTTTCGCAGCACCTCAAAGACCTTATGCAGCGTCATGTCATACACCGCCAGTCCGTGGCGGCATTGCATAACACCATCTTGGTTATACTTCACCCTGATGTCGAACAGTCGCACACCTGCTGCATATTGCTCCATGATAGTCTTGTCCTGACATCGAGCAATGCACCCAAACCATTTCGCCCAGAAGTTCTTCGGACGTTCACCTGTTACCGAATTATGACTTCCCTTCATCTCCTTATTATCTCCTTATTATCTCCTTATTACCTCCTTATTATCTCCCATCGACCTTAAGGCCCTTAAGGCCCTTAAGGCCATTAATGTCCTTACCACGTCGGGTGGTGGGTCTATTCTTTCTCAAAGTGATACCCCGTCGGCGCGATGATCACACACGGAGCACCTGGCGACCGCTGACAGAACGAGTACAGCGAACACTTCTCCTTCTCGCAGTAATCCTCGAACGGTCTTGCGTTCTTCACCAACGCATGACGGACGCCATCAACTTCCAATACTATCCTTTTCATATCCCTTTTCTAATTCTTTAATTTTTACATTTTCTAATTTTAAATTTCCAAGCTATCCTCCAAACGAAGAACGCAGCTGCCACGAACAACGCAATCAGCACCACGTTCCCAATCCAAAGCCTTGTCTTCTGCCACCATGTCAGCTCCTTCTCGCGATATTCTGTAATCGTTTCCTTTCTGGTCAAGGTGTCGCACTTAGCGACATACACCGTATCAGCCAGCAGCCGCTCACGCCATCGCGTGTGCCACCGCTCAATCCATACTGTGTCACCCCGATCCCTCACGTAGATACTGTCATATGCGTAGATACTGTCCCGCTCCACCTTCGTCTGAATCAGCGTGTCCGTACTGTGACTGTACACCGTCACAACCCGCTCCACCGACTTGCACCCCATCAACCACGATGCTATAATCAGAATAGCGATAGCCGTCAGTATCGCCTTCACAATCCTCTCATAATAATCGTCTTCCATATTTATTTATCTCTTTCTTTCCCGTTTTAGGTTTACTGTATTTATACATTTTCCACTCTGTGGAATCAGTGGTGAAAAAACACATCCTTACTCCTGTCCCTCTCTTTATACACACTTTTGATGCATGAGGTTTCCACGTAATCATTGCTCACGCAAAACACATCCATTCCCTTTCCCAATCGCGCTTGCATTTTCTCGAACACCTCACGCTGCCAGCCCAAACTCATATCATATCTGATGAATGTCCGCCCTAAGAACATACGGTCATTCAGCAGTTCACAGAGACACACCCATTCGCTTGTACATAGGCATATATTATCCCAATAATGATAATAATTATTCCACAATAAAAATCATTTGATTTCATTTTATTGCTCTTTTAAGTTCGTCAATAATTATCTCAACATATTCAAGACTCTTGTATATAACCCACCAGTTCCTGTTTGCCTCTGCATCTTCTAAGGCTTTAAGACCTTGAGGGGCATTAACATAAATCTTCTTTAACAAGTCTACTGCAACTTTCCTCTTTTCATTGCGAGTTTCCTCAGTTGTCATAATTCACACGTTTATTTAGTTGACAATCGTCTGTATTTGCATTATACCATGCACATCCTGCCACCGATACGCTCGGATGGTGGCAGACAAAACTCACAAGCCAGACAATAGCACACCGTCGGCTCAATCCCTTTCTTTTTGCAACAGCTCATAGTTCTTGATGTTTTAATTTATTACTTAAACTGCCGGGCCTGGAGCTTGCGCTTGATGGCTTCGGCACGGAGGCGTTCCATGCCCTGCTGGAACTTCGCCACGGCCTTGTCGCGGTATTCGTGCAGGGGGTTGAGGGTGGGCATCA